GGGTTATGCCACAGCACTTTCTCCTTAGGCTTACGCGGCTTAAAGGTTTTATATTCCTCTTTCACCTCGAAATAGTTCACCAGGGTTTTCTTCCACGGGATCTGAATGTTCTTGATCCCTTTTGACTTCACAACAAGATCTTCTTGCGCCAATTCGGTCATAAGTTGATCAATCCTTTTGCTGGTCATATCAAACTTCTTCGCCAAGTGACAGGCATTGACAGGGTTCTTTAACCCTTTCAGGTAATCAAAGATCAACTTCTTTCGCTCTTCCTTTAGCATTTTCATGTGCTTGCTCATGGCACTTTTCTCCTGTTAAACAACTGCCTTCAAATTTCTTTTCAATGGTTTGTTCCATTTCGATGTGTAGGACTTGCCGTAAAGCGCAATGCCTGCGTCGCTGGCAAAGGTCAACGCCAACGCATCGGCCATATCAGGCGAACCAATCCCGCGCTTGCGCATCTCGTCTTTGCTCTCTAGCTTCATCTTGCCGCTCGAGTTAAACGTGTAGCGCGGTGCGACAAGTTCCGCCAACAACGAATCGTCCTTGGGTAACTTGCAATCGCGCTTTTCAAGCCATGCTTTCATCTTGCCCCATAGCTCGGCACGCAAGTTAACGTAAATCGTACCCATGGCAGGGGACTCTGCAACGTTGATGCCGCGCGCTGGCAAGCCCAATTCCCTAAGTCGATCAACAACACCGGCACCCAACCCAATCGAATCGACCAGGATTTCAATGGGCCTATCTTCCAATTTAACGGCCTCGTACTCAGCAACCACGGCACCCGTCGTCTGCATCAAATCTAAATTCTTCCACTTGCGAATCTCGTTGACAGCGTTACCTTTCCTTTTCGCCAATGCCGTGGCGTCAGTACCAAATCGCGCCACATCCAATCCCCACACGATAGGCGCATCTTCCGATGCCGATACGTCACGATGGAAAGCGCTGTCCACCAAGTCAAACCCAATCAACGTATCGTCATCCGTTTTTGGAAACTCGCCCAAAACGCGAATCCGAAACGCGTTGGATTCCTCGCCATAGCGCGACGCCATATCAGCGATGTAATCCTTCGACACGCGCCTTGAGTCATAGCAAGACACGCGACGCGTCCACCATTCATCCTTCAAACGATTGTGCGTGTCAAAGAAAAACCCACTCGATTTCGTTGGGTTGCCAAGCAGAATCGTCACGGCGCTGTGACCTGACATGGAACCCGCGGCAGCTTCAAACACGGCTTCAGGAACGCCGGACGCTTCATCCGCCACAAGCATCACATGATCGCTATGCACACCTTGCAGCGCTTCAGGCTGCTCGGCACGCGATGTCCTGGCCGATATAAACGACTCTTGCGGCGCGGCACGCATCTCAATGCGATCTGTCTTCATCTCCAGACGATCGCCCCAAGCGTTTGGAAGCTCTTTAATCCACCGCTTAATCTCGGCAAACAATGCGTCGTATAACTGCGATGACGTTGGCGCTGTCACCACAACCTTTGCAGGACCGCGCGTCAAAATAAACCAAATCATCGCCCAAGACGCGGCCGTAGACTTACCCACACCGTGTCCCGATCGCACGCTGATCTTTCTCTCGCCGCGCGAGATAGCCTCTAAAAACTCCTCTTGCCAATCGTCAGGCTCAACGCCAATCACTTCGCGCACAAACAATGGCGCGTTCTTGCGGTACCGCAAAACCAGTTCACGGTACTTGCGATAAATCTCGTTGTTATTGTCCGCCATAACTCACCACCGCACGATGCACAAGGGTATGCGTCACATTCATCCCAAACTCTTCCTTAACCATGGCGGCAATCTTTCTGTAACTCTTTCTTTCATCCGCCATATCAACCATGAATTCCAACACCGGATAAGTGCTTTCGTCGCGCACTAGCTTTGCGCTCTTGCCATCTCCGTCCTTGCGATACCCAAACGGTACATGGCCGCCAATCCATCCACCAGCTTCCGCTTTGCTCTTACGGCCATCGGCCATGCGCTCGGCTATGCGGCGGCGCTCAAGTCTCGCTACTGCCGCCATAAGCGTAAAGAAAAATTCTGACCAGCTCGATCCGTTATTCACCGGATCTGTACCAAGCGCCAGCACAATCATTTTCACGCCCTGCGCTTTCCAAGTCTCTGCCATCGTCAACGCGTCAACCGTGTCGCGGAAGGCGCGATCCAATTGCGTAATCACCACCACGTCACCCGATTGCAGCGCTTGAACCAACTCGCCACCCGCTTTGCGCTTGGCCAGCTGCACTGAACCGCTCACGCCTTCATCAATAAACACCTGGCCCACATCCTCACCGCGGATCAGCGCCAAACCCTGAATCTTCCTTATCTGCTCGGCAAGTGAGGTGTTATCCACTTGCTCTTGCGTGCTAACCCTTGCATATCCATAAATCGCCATGTCATCCCTCATGTGTTTGCTTGCTTGGTGCAAGCGTAACACTATACGGATGAAAATTCTAAAATTTTTTGGTCGCCATTCGTCGGAACGACAGGCGGCGGGTGTGGGGTCCCGCGACAAACCCGCCCCCGCCAAATCGGTCGAGGGGGGTTCGCCTAGATTGTCGTCGAAAGCGCGATTAAGCGACAATTGTCGCGCATGGTAAAGCGATCGAGACGGTGTTAATCATGTTGCAGCGCGTCAATTGATTGATTGACGTCCTTGATTGCCGACCAGGCCTGCGAATCTAGACTGATCGCTACAACAGGTCCGCGCTGCTCGCCGTAGGCAGCGGCGTTAAACTTCGCCGCCATCCATTTCAAATAGTCGCTTTGCAACTTGGCGACGGTCGAGTTTTCATTTGTCGCCTGCATGACAATCGAGTGGCCCTCTTCGACCAAAGCATGCGCGCCGCGCATACGCGCGCGTGAGAGCGCGGCGGCGCGCTCGTCGCTAGAGTTAACCCAACTGCTGATCCTATTCGGATTGACGCCAAGATCAGCAGCGATTGATCGGATAGTTTCGCCGCCAGCGACCCTGTCGGCAATTGCTTCAATACCCAAGTTTTCAATCAAGGCAATTTGTCGCCTGGATTCTGGCTTTCCCGCCATGCTTCCCCCTTAAATTTGACAAACGGCAAAACTTTACCGACAAACGGCGGACCGATCAAAGCATTTCAATGCTATCGTTTCGTCCATCGCAATCAAGCGAAACAATTAACAGGAGAGAAAAAATGCCCATTGCCATTCACACAAAATATCTCGGACCAAGCAACGTAAAAGGCGCGCGTATTAAGGCGACAATTCGCCGAGATAACAAAACCTTTTGGACAGCAACAATCCCTTTTGACCACGCACTTGATTGCGAAGCCAGGCACGCATTGGCAGCAAAAGCTGTACTCCAAAAGCATTCGCCGGCACTGCTGAATGAAATCATGAGTTGCGCCGGATCAACTCTTGACAATCTCGGTTATGTTTTCACCGTTTACCCTCAAACTGTTTAGCAACTATGAAACAAGCCCTTATCGACTGGACCATCGCTTTTATTTTTGGCGTCGCATTCGCCTTCGCCGTTTTTTTCAACTTATAGGATTGCTACCATGAAAATCTACACCACATTGTCAGCACTAAAAGCCGTCGCAGTATTGGCAGCAGATAACGATCTGCGCTACTACCTAAATGGCGTACACATAACAGCAAGCGCAGGTGAAACAAGGTTAGCCGCCACTGACGGGCATGTCTTAGGCATTCATCGCAGCGAACAAGAAAACGAGGACATTACCTACGCCGAATTCATTTTGCCTTTGGACGTTATCAAGTTGCTAAAGCCAGCGTCAAAAAATATTGATAGTGTCATTATCGACACTGACGGACTAACGGGCACCATAACTGCTGTAACAGGCGCGACTATCAATTTCAGCGCGATCGACGGAAAGTTTCCTGATATACAGCGCGTTATCCCCCATCGAGTATCAGGCGAAATTGCTCAATTCAGGCCCGCGCTTTTGGAGCGATTCGCTAAGGCCGCAAAACTCTTAGGCAGCAAAAACCAACTTATCCACGTCGCGCACAATGGCGACAGTGCATCATTAGTGCATTTGGACGTTAACGCCAATTTTGTTGGCGTTGTCATGCCCTTCCGCTCGTTTGCAGGCGAAAGCGAAAGCAAGAGCCCTCCTTCGTGGGCGATCAATCCAATCCAAAAGCCAATGGCCATTGCTGCATGATCGCTAACCATTAACTTAAACCAGGCGCCAATCGGCGCCTTTTGTTTTGGATCAATTCACCCACCACACGCCCACCAACGAAAACCGCCAATCGGCGGTTTTTTCGTAATGGGCCTTTGTACTCTCTAACCGTTAACCTAACCATTCAAACGGAGCCATTTAACGCGCCTACAATCAACGATCAATCAATCAGCGTAGGGTAGTAGCCAAGCGATCAATTTAACGCGTCAGCGGCCCGTTTAAGGCCTCTTGCGACGACGTTATCGCTCGCCACTACCCGAGCCGACACCGCGCTTGCCATGCTTCGCTGCTTCAAGAGCGGCCGCGGCCGACTACGCTTGAAGCGAACCGTTCTCATTGGACCGATCACCTGGTCGAGCGTAAAAACGAACACCCCACAATTCCCCGTATTCATAAATACACAAAAACCGGAGGTTTACTTTTTTCCCTTTCGACTTAACTCGCCAACTTTTTGCATAGCCAAAATCTCTTTGTCGCTCAACGCATACTCGCCCTCCGATTTACCGCCAAACACTGGCGTCACATCATCCGGCACAATGATCGACATCACTTCGCAACCAGGTATCTCGCGTTTCAGTCTCACCGCTTGCGTAAACACTGGCGCGGCCAGGATCACCGCCAACTCTTCCAACGTCCACACGTCAACACTTGGACGCTGCAACGAATACGCCCAAGCCGAGTCCGCGTTAGCCGCCACACCGAAAACAGTCCCATCATCCCGCTGACCCTCCATCACATCAACCGTCACCGGATCAGCGCCAAGCGATTCAGCTTCCTTCTCTAACGCGTCATACGCTCTAATCATCCCGCCACAAGCCGAGCGATACCCTTCAACGTCACGCGCTTGATACGCCAACCGACAACGCGCCAACTGTTTCCAAAACCTTAAGCGCGTTTCCTCACTCACTAATTCCGCCAAACGATCCAATCCCCAACGCTCATCCGCTTTGCGTTTCCTCGCCATGACGCTCACCGCCACGGCGTTCATCGCCAAAAGGATCTGATCCTTCTCTTCAAACGGTTGCTTCAATCCGTCAAACGGTGAGCCGCCATGAAGATCCGTATGAACCTTCCCTCTTCGCTGTTTACCCGCCATAACATCAACTCCTTCCTTTTTCGTTTTCCATTTCCCACTTCACACTTTCCGTTGTAGCCGCCATGGGAAAAACATAAAACCCCTAGCGTCCTACTTAACCGTCCGAAACATTGAAGCGTCCGAATGTGTGTCTTTCAGACACACACACATTTCGGACGCGTTCGCTTTTTGTTCGTGGCGTATTCCGGACTGTTTCGGACGCTATTCCGGACACTTTAGGACGTTTTAACCTATTCCGGACACCGCTATTTAGGACGCTAAAACTCATTCCGACTCATTTCGGACGCTAACGCTATCCAAACCCACTCATCTCTCATGGCGGCATACCCATTTTCGGACAGCGTATCGCGCAATTCCTTCCACCGTTTGCGCTTATCGCTTTCCTCGACATCGCTTCCGAGTCGCTTGTAAACCTCTTCGCGCCACGCATCAATCGTCACGCACCGATGCCTTTCACCCTGCATAATCCGGTACTCGCCTTGCGTCTTTACGACATGGCGTAATGCTTCCCGCGCCACTACTTGATGCTTTCCTCGCCCTGTCTTTTTCCCTTTTCCTTGTGGCGGCTCAAACGTATCAATGTCAGGTAACTCACCCGTGAACGTTTTAACGACAAGCGTTGATGACTCGTTATCCTCAAATCCCAATCCTTGTGGCGATTCAAGCGCTACCGTTTCCAGCGCAAAATAAACCTCTATACCGTCCCTGCCATCCTTTTGCTTGGTCAGCTTTAGCTGCCCTGATAACTGTTCCTGATGGCGGGTAATTTCAATCTGCGTGTCAACGGCACCCAGGAAACTCGAATGCCCTCTGAGTCCTAGCGAGGCGTCTTTTCCTGAGTGATGCACAACAAGTAACGCGGCTTGTGTGGCGGCTTGAAGCCTTCCGCATTGCGCGATAAATGCACCCATATCTTCACTGGCGTTCTCGTTGCCACCGGCGAACGCCCTGGCCAATGTGTCGATGATGATTAACCGCGGTTTCTCGATCTCGCTCTCCGCGATGGCGAGCAAAAGATCTGTGAAATCCGCTTCCGATGATCTCAGGTTCACTTGTGAACGAATGACGCCAACAGGTATGTCGTTAAAGCCATAATCCTTTCTAAGTCCTGCGATACGCGTGCCAATACCACCATGCCCTTCCCCTGCCACATACAACACGCCTCCTTGCTGCTGGACCTCATGGCCAAGCCATGCCTGTCCACTTGCAACCATGGCGGCCATGTGCAAGGCAATGAATGACTTAAACGTGCCTGGTGGCCCGTATAGCGCCATGAAGCCACCCTCTGGAACGATCTTGTCGATCAACCATTTCACCGGCTCGTCTTTGGCGTCACGCCACATCTCAACACGAAACCTGCGCGGCGCTTGATCGCTAAACGGTTCCGATTCAGGTGTGACTGACTCCGGTTCCTTTTCGGCTTTCTTCTCGTTAACTAATCGCTCTGGCGGCTCAATCGCTTCACCTTGCCAGATTGGCGTTTCATGCACCAGCGCTTTCAGGTCTTCAAGATCATTTTCTTGATCAAGCCACTCGTAAGCATCATCACCAATCACATCCATGCCCAAGTCAATGACACGGATCTGCGCTGCTACGCCTTGCAAAGCATGAGCAACCTTGGCGGCATAACGCCAGCCAGGTAAATCGTGATCCGGCAAGATGACAACGTTTCGGTCTTTGAAATAAGGCGTGATGGCTTCTGGCCAATCCGATGCTCCGGCGTGCGCTGATACCGCCACAACGCCAAGAAATGCCGCTAAATGCTCTGCCGCTTTCTCGCCTTCCGTGATAAACACCACTTTATTCGGATTGGCGGACATCAGCGGCAATTGAAACGGTATCGGCTCCCAACCTGAAATCGTTGGTATCCGCTGCCCTTCGACGATCCTAAACTGCCTGTACGTTTTCCTGCCATCCGGCAACTCATAACGCACCTTCTGAGCCGTTATCTCGCCATCATCAGTTACATAGTCCCAAGCATAGACTTCGCGCAACCTGATCGGTTTTACGTTGTCGAGTTGATCGTTCCTTAATGTTCTTGGCGGCAATGAGTTCCACGCTAGCCTTCCATCGCCAAGCATGGGCTTAACAGCGTTAAACACTGACTCTTGATCGCACCCACCGAAACACCTAAACAACAACTTATTATCGCCATCCGTGATGGCAAGCGATGGATTCTTATCACCGTTCCCACTTCCATGGCCTGGTACAGGGCAAGACGCTAACCACCCGCGCTTATAACGCTTGGCGTTACCAAGCATCTTCGCCATTTGTTCTGCGTTCATTGATTTACCTTTTCAACTAATAGTTGAAATGCTGTTGCTGCCACTGCTGGAACCTGTCCATTCCCAATGGCTTTAAGTCTGTCCACCCTAGCGGCCACCCCATTAGCCACTCGACCCACGTCGGGTTCAACGTGCCACCAACTTGTGCGGCAAGTGTTGGCGTGTTGCGCGAATATTCGCTCGGAGCGTTCGTTTCTTTGGCATTGTGCGCTGTTGGAGTAGGCCAAAATTTGACCCATCTGTCGAGACTTACTGATTTGTTCGTCTCTGGATTCAACTTCTCTTTGCTCGTTGACACTCTTTCTATGTGATCTGATGCCGTTGGTGTTGGAACATTGTGCGTCGGTTTGTAAGTTAATCCCGACTTGTATGCCCACGATCCAGATTCTGTCTCGTCTATGCGGCGCACCAACGTCTGCCGCTCCCATAACATCCCACTGCGCGTCATACCCGAGCGCGGTAAGGTCTGCAATAACTCGGGCTCCTCCTCTAGTAGTGAGCATTGGGCTGTTCTCAACGTAGACGTATGCGGGTCGAACTTCGCTGACCACCCTAGCCATTTCTCGCCACATTCCAGATCGCTCTCCTTCGATTCCTGCGCCTTTTCCTGCCACAGAAATGTCTTGACAGGGAAAGCCTCCAGATACGACATCAACACGGCCTCGCCACGGCTTGCCGTCAAAGGTTTGAATGTCATCCCAAATCGGGAAAGGCGGGAGAATGCCGTCATTCTGTCTGGCGGCAAGTACGCAAGCTGCGTAGGGTTCCCACTCGACGGCGCAGACTGTGCGCCATCCGAGCAAATGTCCTCCGAGTATGCCTCCACCAGCGCCCGCGAATAAAGCCAACTCATTCAAATTACCCTCCAATTATTTGGCGTCAAAAAACCCCGACTAAAAAGTCGGGGCGCGTTCCGTTGTGACGCTTAGAATTCTTCATCCACCTTCGGCGCTGGCGCAACCGCAACGGGTGCTTCGTCTTCGCCATCCATGCCTGCTGGCCGTGGTATCCACTGCACCAATTCCCACTTTGGCTTGCGCGTATTGCCCTTGCCAACTTTCATCAGTTCAGCGCCAACGTACTTCACAACTGGCACCTTGCCTTCGTTCACGGCTCGATCTTTGGCGCACATCATGTAAAGCCCTTCAAGCGCCATGTTTGAGCCGGCACCATTCGATGACCACTCAACCATGCCAAGCGCTTTGCTGTAAAAGCGCGCAACGAATCCGCGCTTGTGCGCTTCGCTTGGCTGCGCACCTTTCCTTCCTAACTCTGGGTCCGGTTGCCAATCACGCACACCCACATCCAAATGCAACCAACCCGTTTGTGTGGCGTCAATGTCAAACACCATTTGACCCATTTGGATTTCCTGGCCTTCTTTGTTCGTCCACGCATTTGCTTGTGGCGAGAAACGAATATAGGGAAGTCCAGATCCACCACCAGATAGTCCTAACATGAAAGTTTCCTTTTAGAGCGTTAAGCGGTGAAGTTTGGCGCCTTCTTGCGCCCAAGTGTTAAGCCACTTGATTCGGATGTCACCAATTCATCCAAATGCTGATAAATCTCTGGAAATTGCTTTTCCATTTGCGCGGGTGTTAAAGGCGTGACCTTATACGCGCCTTTTGTTTCGCTGACAAATTCCAACACCTGGCGCTCGCTGCGCCACTTGCGCTGCGCGCGCTTGGCGACTAACTCCCAATCCGCAAGCGCGCGTCCATCTTCTAAGGCTTTCGTTGCCCGTTGCTTGATCGCGTTGATCGTTTGCTCGGCATCATCAGCAACGCCAAGCAGTGCATTGATTTCTGTATCACTGAGTGCATCAACTTCCTTCGTGTTGGCAATCATGTACACCTTGCCAACCTTTTCAGGACACGCTGAACGCGCAGGACACCAACGACAGTGCGCGCCTTCATTCGTTGGCGAGTCAGCGCGCATCGTTTCTGCGATAGCAGGATCAAGCACTGACTGCTTCCACGCCATCAGATCATGGCGGCTCATCTCATGCACTTTGATCGCTGGCTCTTCGCGCGGTTGCACGATGACTAATTTGAACGTTTCAACTGTTTTGGGTACGGTGTTCAATAAGCCACAAGCATAGATTTTCAATTGTGGCGAGTCAGGACTCACGCTGATCATGCCTGTCTTGAGATCCGCCACCACGCAAGCCGTGTCGCTAAACGCCACACAATCAGCCGTTCCAAAGACATTGGCACCCGATAAGTTTGTTACCGTCACGCGCTTCTCGATCAGCGCTGCACCGTAATCGTCTTGCTCCAAGTCCGTGACAAATTGTGTGTACACATGCGCCCAATGCGCCATTTCATCCGTGATCGTGATGCCATCAATCTCTTGGCCGATATACCCGTTGGGCGAAACGCCAAGCTCTAAGACCATTTGCGATAGAGAATGAACGGCTGTACCGATTTGCGCTGCCTCGCCAGCCGGTGAACGTGGAATGCCGCGCGATAAGCGAATGGATGCTGGACATGCAATCCACCTATCTGCGGCTGATGGCGACCATTCTGAATGTTGTGTCATTGTTTACTCCTTGCTTTGTAATACCAGGCCCAAGC